CTGTGGTTGAACATATCTAATTAAAAACTTATCTTCATTAATAGTTCTTTCATATTCTATATTTGAAACTGGTGTATTACCTGTGGCTGATGTAGTTAAAAGACCATTCGAATCTGTATAATGATGTACGGCATCACTTTCAGATATTACAGAAGTAACTGTAAAACTTTTTGTCGAATCAGTTCCTACTACACTACTGTTTGTGAATGTTCCAACTACACTATTTAATGTTATTCTATTATTTGTCGGATCAACATTAGTTACATATCCATAAGCTCCCGTTGTTGCTTGTGTTACTTTCTCACCTAGTTGAAATTTACTTGAAACATTTGTTGAGTGGTTGTATGATACGATATCTGTTGTTGTACTGGCTAAGAGTACTGTACCAGAATATTTTCTACTAATAAAGTTATTAAATGTTTGACTAGACTTCGGCCAGTCATTTAAGTCTTGAAGATTATCATTGACTAAAAAGAATGTCCAATATAATGTTGAATCACCGTACAGTTTAGCTGAGGTCACATCAGGTCTTTCGCCGTCTGTTATTCTGTAATAACTATATCCAGATATTCCTTCTTGTAAATTACTCCAAACTGAAACTTTACGAAATAAATCTTTAGCTTTATATAACTTACCATCACTCCTAAAGTCATAGTTAATATCTGGTATGTGTTTAAAATATCCTTGTGGCATTATGTGTTATCCTCTGCTGCTCTCGCTGCAGCTGTGTCCGCCAATCTTTTGGTTTTTGCATCATCATTAGCTTCTGATGCTATACCTATAATATCTGCATCAGAACCTCCTTCTTGTGATTGTTCTCTAGTAGTCCCTGTCTGATTAGTAAAAGCAGCAACTCGTTTATCATACTTGTCTCTATCTAATGTTATTACTTCACTAAAGGATAACTCTATACTTACAGCTTGAGGAGCACCGTCCATCATTCTTTGAGTTCCATTAACAGCGTAATCTACTTCAACACCAGATAGTACTGATACCATAGGATAATCTATCCAATTTTTCATAGGTCCGTGATATCGGATTGCCCATTCATTCGGAAATGTGTATTCTCTTCCATTACTACCTGATGTTCCTGGTAGTGCTGATTTTTTGAAAGCGTACGCGATTTCTCTAATAACTTTCGAATCATCTTGTGTGTCTGGATATAATAAAAATGAATAAGAATAAGTTCTCATGTTAACACCATTGAACATTTGAAATTTCATTGGATTAACACCCTTACCTGCAGCTTGTTTTAGTATTTTACCTGCATCAACACTATCTAACATCATAGTTTTTAATTCATCAAAGTCTACTACACCCCCACCGCTACCGAATATATTACTAACCAAAGCTTCAGCTACACCTTTAGTCCCTTCTTCATACGATAGTGATACTCCATCTTTCATTTCAGAAGGTACATACAGGAAGATATCATAAAGATCGTCTCCTTGAGGTCCAGGATTTTTTCTAGGTAAAGAACGAAAATGAATATAGTTTTGCATATTACCTGATTCATTATTTTCAGTTCTCCAATCTTGTGGAAATTGTAACTTAACTTTATTACCAGGTGAATCAGCTGCTCTACTAGAACCACCATTAAGGACCTGAGCTCGTGCTTCTCTGTTCTTACCTTTCATGTCCAAGACTTCTTTTGATATTGCTGGTATATTAGATGTACGAATACCTGTAGCACCTGTGAGTAAGTCACTAAGACCATCGGCAATCCTTTGGTCAAAAGAATTAGACAAGTTAGTAAGACCTCCTAATCTGTCTCCGATCTTATTTGCAATAGAGTTCATATCTCCTTGTACTGAACCTACATAGTTCCTTAAGGAACCTCTTGATTTTTTAAATGCCATAATTCTTTGTTCTCGATTGTAATATATACTATATAGTTATTTATGTCATATAAAGGAAAGTTTAAACCAAAGAACCCAAATAAGTATAAAGGTAATCCAGGTAACATTATTTATCGTTCTCTTTTAGAACGCAGATTTATGGTGTACTTAGATACTAACCCTTCTATACTAAAATGGAGTTCTGAGGAAATCGTTATACCCTATGTCTCTCCGATAGACAATCGTGTGCACAGATACTTCCCAGACTTCTTCATGAAGTATAAAAACTCAAAAGGAATGATAGTATCAGAACTCATTGAAGTAAAACCTTTCAGTCAATGCACACCCCCAAATCCAAATAAGAAACTTACGAAGACGGGACGAACTTCCGCACGATATCTTAAAGAAGTGCAGACTTATATAGTTAATGATGCTAAATGGAATCAAGCTATGAAGTATTGTAAGGATCGACAGTGGAATTGGAGAATTCTTACTGAAAAGGATATAGGGAAGGGTTAAGGGACATAAATACCTATATTACATTATGTATTATATAATGTTAACACAAAATAAAAAGGAGAAATATATGAATAAATTATTAGTGTTATTAGCTGGTGTGCTGTTTAGTACATCTAGTTTAGCAATGACTAGTTCCTACGGAATTGGTACTGATTATATGTGGCGAGGTCAATCACAATCTGATCACGGCATGGCGGCAAACTTTGGTATAGAACAAGACCTCGGTGGTGGGTTCTATGGAGGAGTCTGGGGCTCTACTGTTGATATCAACGGTGATAGAGAATTAGAATCTGATTACTATGGTGGATTTAAAAAACAATACGGCGAATTCTGGGTTAATGCTGAATATATAGCATACAGATACACTGGTGATAATGCAAATGAATTCGAAGAAAGAATTTTCGCTGTCGGATACAATGCATTTAGTTATGGAAAAGCTGTCGGAATAGATGGTTCTCAAGACTATGAGTGGTATGATATTTCATTACCTTTCATTTCATGGGCTGATGTAACATTTCACATGGGTGAGTGGGAAGACGGTGTTGAAGATAAGAGTCTAACAGTAGACTGGTCTTTGACTGATAGCCTAATTGTAGGATTACATATAATGGATACTGTAAAAGAAGACGAAGTCAAATTTGGCAACGCTGTATCTTTACACATTAAAGTAAACCTCTAGGTATAAATTAAATGGCAGGGAGACTTTTCGACAAGTTCGAACAAGAAGCGTTCAGAGCAGGCATAGCCGCTCGAACTAAAGCTTCAATGACTTGGTTTAGAGCTAATGTTTCTAACGCAAGAGTTTCCCGTGCTTCTTTAATAGCAGACGGACCAACAAGGTCACAACAAGTCTACGGTAACATGTACAATTTTATGTACGATCCGAAGACAAAGAGTACACTACCGTACTACGATAGGTTTCCATTATGTATTCCTGTTCAAAATGCCAAAGGTGGTTTTTATGGACTTAATTTACATTATCTACACCCTGTAATAAGGGCAAAGTTTTTAGATGCATTATATGATATAACAAACAACGACAAGTTTGATAGAACGACTAAAATGAAAATGTCATATAGTTTATTGAAATCTGCATCGAACATGAGATACTTTAAACCGTGTTTTAAACATTATTTAAGTAAACACATCAATTCAAAATTATTATTAATAGAACCAGCAGATTGGGAGATAGCAATATTCTTACCAACCGAATCATTTAGAAAAGTATCTAAAGATACAGTCTGGAAAGAAAGTAGGAAACAATTCTGATGAACATTAACAGATTCATGATTAATATGGACCAGATGGCTCGAAGTGATAAATTCGAAGTTGAGATATTCGGTCCAGCAGGTATTCGGAGTAGAGGCATACGATGTACTGATGTTAGTATACCAGCCAAATCAATAGGTACTGTTTCACATTCATATCTTAGTGCTGGTCCTGTGTCAACATACGCTGATTCTGTTGACTACGGCGCTTCAGTAAATTTAACATTCATGTTAGACCATACTTACGAAGATAGACAAAAGATAGAACTGTGGCAGAGTTATATTTACGATGAAGCATATAACTTACAGTATCCTGATAAGTATTGGGGTATGATTAAAATTAAACAAATGGGCGTTGACAATCAACCGATATACGAAGTTGAGTTGCATCAATGTTTCCCAACCACACTATCTGAAATAGCATTTACATCTGGTGCAACTGAGATACAAACATTCTCAGCTGATTTTGCCTTTAGGTCGTGGTCTTCATCATTTGAAAATTCACCTGGTGGTCTGTTAGGTGGATTGTTTAATAAATTTTCAAGAAAGCTTTCTTCGAAAGTTAATAAAAAATTATCAGACAAACTGTTCGGTTAACCGAACTAAATACTATTATATATTATATTGAGGAATAAATTATGGCGTTACCAGTATTAGAGGCAACTCGTTATACATGTGAGTTACCAGTAAGTAAAAAGAAAGTGGAATATAGGCCATTTTTAGTAAAAGAACAAAAACTGCTTTTAGTTGCAGGTGAGAGTGAGGAACAATCACAAATAACAAATGGAATGTTAGACTTGTTACAGAATTGTGTGTTTAACACAGATGAAGTCCAACTAAGAGAAATACCTATAATGGACTTAGAATATTTATTTATTCAAGTTAGAATGAAGTCCGCTGGTGAAACAGTTAAAGTAGGACTAGGTTGTGACAAGTGTGAAGAATCAACTGAGGTTGAGGTTGATTTAAGAAAATCAGCAATGAATGGTGAACTTCCCATTAATACAATTAAATTGACTGAACAAATTGGAATAAAATTAACATTTCCAAGTTTAAAGACAATGCCTGAAGAAGAAACATCATCTACAGAAAGCATCTTCGACATGATAGCTGGTTGTATTGACCAAGTCTATAGTGGTGATGAAGTTTTTACTAGAGATGATTTCACTACTAAGGAATTGAAAGAATTCTTAGACCAGTTCACGAGTGAACAATTTGAACTGTTGAATAATTACTTTATGGAAATGCCAAGATATTGTCAAACAATAAATTGGACTTGTGTAGGTTGTGGTGTAGACAATCAAAGAGAGTTACAAGGTATAGCAGATTTTTTCGCATAGCCCTCTCTCATGAAAGTTTATATAACTACATGCATACAAATTTTGCAATGATGCAACATCATAATTATAGTCTAACAGAACTAGAAAATATGATACCTTGGGAGAGGGAAGTTTATGTAAGCTTATTACTTAAACATTTAAAAGACGAAAAAAACAGAATGGATAAACAGAGGAATTAACAATGGCAGATCAAGATAGATTTCAAGGAGACATGTCTCGTAACGAAGTAGAAATTGACCTTAAAAAGTTTATGGCTATGGTCACCGAAATCGGTGAATTGAAACAAGAGATATTCGAACTAACAACAAACGATAGAAAGAACCCATGGCAGAAGTGGGTCTTCTTAGGTAAAACAGTAGACGCTTGGAGAATCATTCCAAGACTATTCTTAGGTATATACATGTACTTATTATATTACTCAACATTCTGGTTCATGGAATTAGAAACACCGACACTAGAACAATCAGGATTGATCTCAATTCTTGTTGGAGCAGGAGCTGCTTGGTTTGGACTATATGTAAGTAGTGCTGCGAAAGAACACGGCGACGATAATCCTAACTAGGAATAATTAAATGGCAGATAAAATTGTACCAGATACTACTAACTTTAGTGAACAGGTAGTTAAAAAACTAACTACTACTAATAAGTATACTGGTCAACAACGCAAAAAACTTGATACTATTAATGAGACTCTCCAAGAGAATACATTAAAACTAACTACTACTAATAAGTATACTGGTCAACAACGCAAAAAACTTGATACTATTAATGAGACTCTCCAAGAGAATACATTAGGTACATCAGATATAGTTGCGTCTGTCAATGAAGCAGCAAGACTCGAAGTTCAAGCTAATGATATTGCATCCAAAGAAAGAGAAGCTTCTGACAAAGCGGCCGAAGAAGTTCGTAAAGAATCACGAAATGGTTTTAAAGGAATGATTCTAACTGCAAAAGATGGGTTAGATAAATTATATAACGAACAGAAATCCGCTAAAGAAATATTTAGTGACATTAGTGGTGGTCTTAAAAATGACTTTCAGATGTTTAGTAATTTGTTGGCTCCACTTCAAGCAATTCCAGGTATGAATACTGCCATACAATTACTAAGTGGTGCGGGTACATTTTTCTTAAAAGGTCTTTTCGCATTAGCTACTGCCGAGGGTAGACAGAAAGCTGTCGAATGGGCGATGCAGAAAAAACAATGGGCGTATGAAAAACTACAAGCAGTTAAAGCTAGAGTAAGTTCAGTAGGTAAATCAATTAAATCAATGGGCAAAGGTCCTAAAGATGAGAAGTTCTCCTTTATGA